ATCTCTTCCGCCGAATGCCCCCTGTTCTCGGTGGTGAACACCTGAACATTGCCCAGACCGGAAGAACCCATTGAATCAAGCATCACTGAACAGGTCTCCTAACCTTATCGTAACGATATTCGTCAGAAACCTGTTTAGCTTCCCCAACATTCTTCAATGTAGCAAGTGCTTCCATATATCGATCATTATAAAGTTTTAAGAGATCTGGTTCCCCCTTCATAAAGGTATAGGCTTCCACTAATGATCCATAAAGAAGAGCTATTTCTGCATTAGTTCCTAACCAACTTGTTCCATCACTTGAAGTGGTTATGGAAGTTGGGCGATAGAAATAATGCAATTCCATTGTATAATTATCATCAGGAGTAGGTGCTAAAAGAAAAGTATTCTCATCCCAATTCGCATAATATTGGGGTTCTCCTGTAGTGCTTGTTGCATTTGGAGTATAGTCTTGTAAAAATGTAGGATGCTTTAATAGCAAAAATGTATAAACATTGCTATTTACAACACTTAAAGAGTAGGATGCCAAATAATCTGTTGGTTTTGCTAAAAACTTATTTGAAGAGGAAGCGGACCCTTGTGAGTATTTTCTAAAATCTTCAAGTTGCACTTCTTTTAAAATTCGTTCTTCAGCATTTAGAATAAATCGTGTTAATTGATTTGTAAATGTCGTTTCAGTATTCTGGGTATAATCCTGTATCGCTGTTTTTAAAGTTGTAAATGTAAAAGCCATGATTATGCGCTCACCGTTACAGGACCAGCTGAAGCAACATTTCCACCCCCTAGCACAGAACCCGTAGTGGCGGTACCACTTGCTGCTGCAAAAGTGTAACTATCATCATTAACCTTAGTGATAGAATATCCGCTAGCTTGCTCTATTGTGCTTGCTGAAAAGCCATCCAAAGCAGCAACGCTTCGAAAACAAACGGTGTCCCCAGTAGCTCTACCATGTCCAGCCTCACTTACGGTTATGGTCGTAGAACCGGAACTTCCAGATTTAAATGGATTACCCTTTAATAAAACTTCAACTGCTGGTTCTGTTCTATCGGTTGAAGCAAATTGTAACGCTTCTGGATCAGCAATATGCTTTGCTGGAGTTAGCTGTGGCTGCTTTTCTTCATATTCAGAAGCATCAACGCGAGAACCGTTCCATTCTATTTTCATTCTTTTATAAGGAAAAGCAACACCACTTCTATCAGATATGAATTTAGCATACTTCCCTGCTGCATAAGCCATCAACTCACCCTCAAATATGATCCGGAGGGAACCGCACTATAAGCAACTTTTTCTCTATCTTCATTAAGGGCATTGTCTAAATCTTCATCATAAAGAGTTTTTAAAACAGGTAAGAGTTGAGGAGCTCTTTTTATAGCAATGTAATAAGCTAAACCAGAAACAAGACAAGGTAGAAATCTAAAAGGAATATCTGAAGTATTGACTGCTGCATCAATATCTTGAATACGGATAAATCTATTATAAATCAACTGGTCTGTGGAATTTTCTGGTACCTCCCAAATTGTAATGGTAGGGGTAATTTGACGATCAAAAAAGTATTGGCTAGCTCTGCCCTGCGAAGTTTTATTTGGGATATGTAAATATTCAGTTCTTCCAATTGGGGAAATGATCTGATCTGTGCTGTCTCGTCTAATAACAGTTCCTAAAACATCTATTGTAGATTGAACATCAATAAGACTCGGATCAGCGGAAATGGTTGTGCTCGCGCTACTGCTTGAGCCGGTAATTGTTTCTCCAGCCGTAAAGGCTCCAGAAGGTACGGTTATTGTAATAGTAGTGGAAGTTGGTTTAGTAATTACAGAAGCAGTAGTTTCACTAGTGCCTCCCGTAATCGTTTCTCCTACACTTAAATTAGTAGAAGCCCCAACGGTGGCTGTTATAGTTCCCGCAGGATAAGTAGCAATAGCGGAAGAAGTAGAAAGTTGAGCAAGTGTTTGAGTTACTTGCTCAACTTTCCATAAATGAACGCCCCTATTAGCCCAATCTGCAAAAAGAAGATTTAAGGATCTCCTCGCAGTTCGTGAATCATAACCAGTTCTAAGTTCAAGTCCACATCGTTCAAATGCCTCTTCCACAATTTCAGCGGCATCCAAATTAAAATCGGAAGAACCAGAAACAGCCATCTAAGTCCTCTGGGTTTTGTAGGTATTGAACCGATCACTCGTAACAATTATCTGCTTTTTAGGGCGATTTTGCGCGGCAGCTGTGGCACTTACTATGTGCACTACGGTTGGTTTTGCTTCACCAACCGATCCACCCTTATTATAACGGGAGACATATCTTGTCTTTTTAGAAGGATGAGCAAGTCGAGTTGTTTTACTCATCCCCTAGAAATCCTTGATACATTCTATTACGATAACGTACACATCACCGCTAGTGTGACCAGTAGTAGTGAATTGAACATCTCCAGTTTTCCCACTTCCTGAATAGTTTCGTAAGCCATCAAAAGTGGAAAAATCAATATACCCGGTATCATCTATTTTACAATCCCATGCAGCTACATCAGCCGATGCATCCCAAAGGATTCTAACAGACATCCCAACAGTTCGCCACCAAATCTTATTGATTCGAACTGCGGTACAGGTCAAATTATGATTTGTAGTGGCTAAAGCAGAAACATCAATCTTAGTGACTGCAGATTCGCCTGAACCATCACTCGTGTTTGTGAACTGAGCTGTGTAAAAACGACTCCCGTCCTCAATAACAGTTGTGGAAACAGCATCGGCCATGACCTACTCCTTGATCTCTCCCGATAGCACCATCATCTTGTACTTAGTGGTTCCGGGGGGAGGGAAGTCCTTCTTAGAATTGATCCCATAAGAGTACTTGGAATCCTTCTTAGAACTCGAATCAACCCAAGCCTCATTCTTAGGAGTGCTTGGATCATCAGCAATAAACGCACCTTGCTTAGTACGTGCTCTTGTTTTAGCCATGCTTCACCTCTACGGTAGATCATTATATTGAATCATGCCATCCGTAGTTCTTTGAGCAGCAATATTAATATAATCGCACCAGGCTGCATCTGCTGTAGTCGTTCCCGACATAGCACAGAACCAAGGGGTTAGCGCCGAAGTAGGAATATTTGCAGTTGTAGTGGTTACAAGAACACGGTCTACATAGAATTCAACTTGGCCTGTTCCTTTAGCGATAAAGCCCAAGCGTCGAGAATTGGTGATATTGGAGCTTGATTCTGCGCCATCAGCGAAATCAATGCCCGTATCCGTTTTAGTCTCAGTTCCGCCGCTGTCGCAATTGGCATAAATATCAGCAGCGCCCTCCACGAGAACGAAACCGATCTGATTATTCGCGGTGAACGGAACGCCTGTTGCAAAAGTGCCGTTTTCAGCGAGACCAACAAACATATCCATGTCATCAGCATCAGCCACAGCTACTCTTGCCTCAAAGAAGATGAGTTTGCTGGCTTCCGCCATGAAGATTTCATTGCCCTGGATCGCGCCACCGGAATTGTCAGTCGAACCATCACCTGTGGATTTGGCCCACCCACCAACGTGATCGGCGAGGAGTGTCAAGGTTCCACTGTTAAGAACCGACTTTGTCCAGTCATCGGTATCATCAATATCGACGCCCGTGAAGTCGTCGTTTTTGAAGACATAATCGGGGTTGATCTGCATGGGCAGATTTTTGAACCAAGATCCTAACGCACTAGAGTCACTTCCGTGACCACTATACATAATCGGACCAGAAAAACGGGTTGTACCCATGGTACACCTCCTTACAAAGGGTTTGCCCTAGAGTCTTGTAAGCGTCTGCTGGGCCAGTCGCTAGGGCTATGTAATCCCAGAAAAGTGGGGGAGAGTTGCCCCTCCCCCTTACAAACTACGCGCCGGGGGACCCATAGATACCACGAGGATCAGACCAACCGAAGCTGTACCGCTCACGGGCTTTATACCGCACGTTTCCAGTATCGAAGTCTCCTTCCATCGCTGTACGAATAGGAGTCCTTTGAAAATGCTTCAAACCATTAGGAGCATCTGTCAACAAGAACCAAGCATCCGTATCCGTGAGGAAGTGATTCACCGCATAACCTTGCGGTACCATCCCCATGTTTTTGATGGCATTGATATCATTGTCAGCTGTTCCAGGACGCAGGTCGGATTCAAGTAGTCTGTCCGCAACAAACTGAAGGTTTGCTGGAACAATCAACTTCATCCCTCGAAGAGCCACATTAAGGCCACGCTCATCAGTGAAGTCTGAGATATCGATGAGAGCATTCTCAAGTGAGGTCTCATTCAAGTCAGCGGCTGTTGAAGGTTCATTCCGGAAAGTATTGCCAGACTGAAGTGTATGCGCAGTCGAACAAAGTTCCAAACCATCTCCGCCAGTATAGGTGCTGTCAAATGCATTATTCAGCACCGCAGCTCCCTTGACCTGTTTAGTGTGGGCCATTGAACGCGCCAAAGCTCGGGTATACCGCGAAGAAAGACGATCATAGAGATTATCTTCAATCGCCTCTTCTGTGAGAGCAAAAGCAAGTGCAATTGTCTCGTTAGTATAGCGAGCTGTGTAGACTTCTTGTGCATCATCAAAAGTGACGGCAGAACCTTCACTCTTGGTAGGTGCCGAACCGAAGCCACTCAACATAACTTCTTCTTCAAACGCACGATCTGAAGATTCAGTTGTGAAGATTTCAGCGTATTCATTCTCATACCTAGCATACTCAAGACCAAAGAGGGCGTTGAGGCCAGGCTCCAACTCTTTAACGAGTTGTGCTCTGCTAATAGCCATTTCTCAACCCTCCTATACGCCAGCAGTGTCGGTTGTGCCAGCTACAATAGCACCATTGGAACTATTGAAGTGGTTATTCAACCTACAAATTGCACCAATACCAGCGGCAGCAAAATCACTATTCGCAGGATCTTGCTCCCAACCAAGAATACGCAAATTCAACGTCTTGGTTGTAGCTATGGTACTGATGGCCAGCGCTCCTGAAGACATTCCAGTAGTAGTGCTTCCGCTAGTTCCACTAGAGAAATTAGCATTAGCAAAAACAGCAGCTCGCGCCGTTGCCTTACTGGTCCATGTGGCGTCCGTTGCAATTACAAAAATTTGCATCGGATCATCTGCGACCCATGCTTCTACTGGATGATTAGAATCGGCTCCAGATCCAGGCCAATAATTACTCCACGTGGGTTTCCCCGTGGTGCTTGCGACATACTTACACCCCATAAAAGCGCCCAGTAGTCCAACAGTGCCACCTGCTGCAGCACCTACCACGTCAATATACCCGGTTGAAAGCGGGATGACGGGAGTACCAAAGTAGATAACATTGCTATTACCACTAGCAATTTCATATTGTGTGTAGCCAGAAACACCAGTGGAGTTGGAATTCTGACCCATTTTAGCAATGGGACGAAGTCCAAACGCTCCATTAATGTTCGCCATTACGTTACTCCTATAGACTATCCCTTATAGTCTACTTGTTAGAGGTTCCACCAAAAGAGACCCTGCTGCTTCTTTCATTTGAAATCGGCATCGAAGGGTGCTGCTCTCGCATGAGATCATTGTCGACTGCTGTCATCTGTTGAGCAGTCTTCTGCGTGAAATATTTTTCACGTGATTGTGCGACCTCTACTGGAAGTCGAGCTAGTATTAGTCCACCAACTCCAATAACCCCTTTGAAACGCCCATCATCAATAGTGGCACATTCAAAATTAGGAAACTCATCAGCCCTTACTGGTTCATATCCTTCACGTATCCGCTTTGTAAAATTAGGTTTATCGTCTTGACCTAAAATTTCAGCGCGAATCCAGCGATGAACAAAACCTTCAGGAGCGGGGGGAGCATCCAATAATGAAGGTGGTTTCCATTCAGTAGGACGTACAGATTTTTGCCGAGTTGTGGCAGCGCGAGGGGTTCTATCAGTTTCAGACATTAGCTTGAATCTCCTTTACTTGCCTCGCGTAGTCTTCGAGGGGCACACCTAGTTTCTTAGCTATCGCAACTTGGCTAGGCGTGAGTTTGATAGTGTCGCGTCCAGTAGATTTAGCAGCTCTATTGGCAGAAGCAACTCTTTGGACTGAGGAGCGTCTTCCGTTCTGGGCTGAGGGAGTTACTTCAACAGTTCCGGTATCCTGAAACTTATGAGGAAACTCTTGTCGAATGCTACTGTCAATCGCATTATAGTAGGCATCCGAATTAGTATCCATTCCCTGTTCCACTAGTCTTTTGTGGATAGCGAATGAAGTATAAGTCATCGCCTCGTCAGTTCCAAACCATGGATTTTTATTTGCCCATGCTTGAGATTTAGGATCAGGAGGCGGAGCTGTAGCTGGAGTATGCTGCAAAATAGGTTGCTGGGGCCTGAATGCAGGAACTTCATTATTCAAAGCCGCATTTTCAATGGTTAACTTTGAAAGGTCAGTAGTTGCCGCAACAAGTTCTTCCGGGTCTCCACTTTCATAAGCAGCCACATATCTTTGTTTGGCGCTTTCTAAATTTGTGTTGACACGACCAGCATATTCCTTGCCGTAACTCTCGTTAAGAATCTGGGTATTCTTTTGTAACTGCTGATTTTGAGATTGAACTCCTTTAGCATACTCAAGGGCAGCAATTTCACGGCGTTCGGCTTCACGATATTTAGCGGTGAGCTTATCAATACGTTTACGAACACCAACGCTATAAGACGCTAGTTCCTCTTCTGTTAAATCCTCTGAAATATCTTCAGAGTCTGCACTATCATCTTCTATAACAGAGGATACTGACGAATCGTCATCTGCAAGATCAACCTCAACTGGATCTTCCTGATCAAGTTCAACTAGGTCTTCTTGTTTAGTATCGGGCATGGGATCTCTCCATGATTGGGGGATACAGTAAAACCATACAAATCAAAAGTAAAGAACTATGTATGGCTGAGATATGAAGGGTCATCTACTACTGCAAGAATTTCATCATCATTTAGGATTCTAAGCTCTCCTCCATCAATTTTAAATCGTGAACCAGCGTATCTTCCAAATAGGACCCAATCCTTTTCTTTACACCAAGGATCCCAACTTTTTTGAGGATCTGTAGGATCTCCAAATTTACTTGAATCTTTATAGGCCAATGGTCCAACGGCCATGACTAAGCCCACTACTGTGGATAGCCGTTCCCGTTCATGAACCTCATCTGGAAGAGCAATTCCTCCTTTTGTCTCTTTAGGAGGAGTATAGGGCATGATTAAAATACGCCAACCAGTAGGAACCGGAAGTTTAGCCGTTTCCGATTTTTCTTCTTTAATTGCCCTCTGTCGAGCCAAATGTTCCGGTAAGTAAAGTGCCGTGCTCATTGTCCTGAGTTCCTTTCTTCAAAATCTCTTGAATTTCTTGCCCCACTATTCCGAGGGCCGTGACTTCTCCCATCAAGTTTCGGTATTGCGCCATATCAGCTAGCGCGTTACCCATCAAACTAGAAGCAATAAATTGCTCCCGTTCTTTAATAATTTTTTGTAGTCTATCACATACCCAAAGGCCGTCCATTATCGGACTCCTTCAAACTTCAAGCCTTTAGTAGCGGCTCCTCCTCCACGCGCCCTTTTACGAGAACCACCTTTGGGTTGAGGATTAAAAGTTTTAGCCTTTACATGTGGACCTACTTCCATAGGTTCTGGAGCCAAAACCCTCATTCCATCTACTTCCCAAGTTTTAGTTTCGTAAATAAGAGGAAGATCAGTGACTTGTACAACACGTTTTTTCGGCTTCTTCATTTGCTGACTCCTTTGAATTTCTCGAACGTTCTTAGTCCACCTAATCCAAGCATTCCCATTAGAACTGGCATCATAGCGGATAAATCCATTTCAGGTAAAGGAACAACTTGTCCCGTTTGGGTCATAACAAAAATAATAATCGGCTGAAGAACATATGTATAACATAAAGCTACCCCACAAGTCCAACCGATAAAGGGTCTCCAACCCGCTACAAAAATAGATCTATGGCCAGCTTCAACCTTATTTATCCCTAATTGAGCTAAATCAATTTGGGCTAGGTGGGTAGTTAACTGAGCCTTGATTTCTCGTTCTGCGACCGCACGTTTTTCCTTATCTTCGGGTAAGAATCGACCTACGATATCCGTGACTGCAGGAAGAACCGCTGAAATTAATCCAATCATGGTTTTATCCTAGTTGTGTAATTTAGAGTATTGGACACATTTAACCACTTTTTCCCAGCCATAATCGGGCAAGTAAATCCTTTTACCGTTGTGAAAGCAATTGTAAAAGTTTCACCTTGAGGAGATGCAAAAACTTCTATAATTTGAGTTTTGTCATTTGAAATGCCTATGGCAACAGGACTTTCTTTAAACTCCCTAAAAAGTTCAGCAGCAAAAGTTGATCTCTTTAGACAAAAGGCTTGGCTCTGTACAGAGAAAGGCCATATAGCCAGGATCATCCCTAAAAATATAATAAGACAAATAGAAAAGGGTGATGCTGCCAGCATTATGAAGCACGCATTTTTTCACGTTGAACGGCTATGCGCTCAGAGGCTTGCATTGCATCTTGACCAATTTTTGTTTCTTCAAGAACAGTTCGTGTCTGTTCCTTTTGTCTGTCAAAAGCTAGTCTAGATTGAGATTCAGCTTCCTTCCGCTGTAGGTCTCGCTCTTTCAGTTCAAGTTCTTTCATTCTAATTTGAACTAATGGATCAATGCCTCCTTCACCTTGCTGGGCGGCGAAGGCTTGGGCTTGCTGGCTAATCTGAGCAGTAGCCTGAGCCGCCGCTTGAGCAATTTGATTTTCAAGTTCAGGAGGAATTTGCTCTCCTTCAACTGGTAAGGGTTGCCCAATCATTCGTTCCACTTGTTGACGGTATTGCATCGCAAAGTGTTCCTGAATATGACTTTGCAAAACGAGCATTGCTTGCTGATTATTTTGAAATACAGGATTTTGCATAAAGGCCATATGGGTAGCTATGTGAGCTTCATGGTCCTGATGAATAAAAGCCTTTAAAGGTTTTCCTATTAATGCATCAGCATTTTCAGTAGCCGGATCCTTTGAGTCTTCTGGCTCTGAAGGGGGAAGTATGTCTTCTATGTTCTGAACCCCTAGCGCCTGATACATTCTGTAGTAGGCTTCCTCTAAGTTGTGTATCTGAGGAGCGGAAGTTGCTAGTTGCAACTGAGTCTGAGCCATCATTACCCGTTGAGCCATACTAAAAATATTTGGATCACTATGGGGTATGACGTCAATTTGTTCACTAAAGTCAGTGACCTTAATGAGCCTTTCCCCACCGGCTACTTCAAAGGGATACTCTTGAGGCAAGTACTCAGAAAAGGTTTCGGCTAAAAGTCGAAATTCTATTTTTTGAGAATAGTGCAGCCGTTTATGAATGGCTGACATTACTTGCATACCTTTTTCTAGCAACGCCACCGTAGTTCCTACTGGCATTGCCTCAGTCATATCACCAGTTTGCATTTCAGTGATAGCTGCAAACCGCCGTCCGGATTCAATAAGAACTCCTAAAAGATTCAGTAGTGTGGCGGAAGGCTCTTTATAAGGTAGGGGTAATAAGGAATCTCTAAGTGTGCCTCCTGGCGCATCAACATCTCGCCATTCGCCGGGTTGTAGTGGGTCGTCTTCATTTCGTACTCGCAACCCGCGAGCTTTAAATCCTGCGGGTAAATTAGCCAAGGTCCCCGCGTCAATTAGCTGCCGTAAAAGACTAGTGGCTGATTTACTCAGGCCACCAATCATATGAATTAAACCAAAGCCATAGAACCCTAATCCGGGCAGGAACTTATAGTGAACGAAATATTGCTTCTTATTCTTAAGTGAATCAGTTTCCTCCCAATTCCGACGAATCGAAAGTATCTGAGAGCACCCTTCTTCCATTGTTACAATATACGGGAGTTGGATACCCGTGGGTTCACCATCGTCACCGACATCTTCAAAACCTGGAAGATCCAAATCTATATGACACTCCAAAATCGTCATAGTGTCAGAGGTCATATATTGTGTTGGTCTAACACCTTCTAACTCATCTACCTTTTCGGTTACGGCTGACTCATCTTCAGGGGAAGCTATCAACTCAATATCTCTATAAAAGCCACTTTGCTGTAACTTCCGCACATCATTGGTGTTCATTCTCACCATATGAGTGATCCGCGTAGCCGATAAAAGATCCGTAGTTTCATAGGGGACAACTAGGTCTTCTGATGTGATAAACTTGGCTACCGCACGGTTTAACGTTTCATCGTAGTAAATTTTCTTAAAAGCCGACCCCGAAAGCGGAAGGTAGAACAGCATCTGATCCAGTTCAGGGTCATACTCTTGCATAACCTCAGTGATCTGGTAGTTCATAAACTCTTTAACGCGATTAGCCTGTTCCTGACGTTCGGGCGTTTTCCGCCCTACAACTCGCGTACCAACCGGACCTCCAGAAGGTAAAAGCTCTTTATATGCGCTAGACTGAAATTGGGCTACGGCTTCACTCAATAATGGATGATAAACGCCCGAAGCACCTTGAAATGGCTCCGAACGTTCATCCGTATCC